TAAGAAATAATCTGGATATTTTTCCGCCCATCTAGCAAGTGCTTTATCTTTAACCGATTTATATTCGGGCTTTTTTGCCCATTCTGATTCTAAGAAATAATCAGGATCTTCTTCCGCCAATCTGACAACCGCTTTATCTGTAAAGGGTTTATATTCTGGAATTTTTGCCCAATCGGAAGCTAAAAAAAGCCAAGGGTTTGCATCTGACCATTTTTCAATCGCCGTATGTATTAATGGCTTAAACTTTCTGTCATCTTTATACCTTGACATTTTATCCATTTTCATTAAAAATTCTTCAGGATATAGGTTCGCGAACCTTTCTACTCTTTCAAATATGGATCGACTATTAGTTTTAATGCCCTCCTCATCATACACTTTCCTATACTCCTCAAGTATTTGTCTGCTATGTGGATTATGCTCTGTTACTAAGTGATTAAGATAAGCAGAAGAAAAGAATATGGCTTGGCAAGGTTCGGATGGGTGAATAATACCATAACAAGAGGTGGTATCATCTGCTCCTTCAAAGCCTAAATAATTCAATAAATTTGTCCAAGCACTTGCGCTTGCAGAAATCTCCCTTGTGATATTCCATAGCCTTCCAGAGTTGTTATTTAAAAGCGTATCTCTCTCTGCCGATATGATTATTTCCATGAAATCATCATCATCCGTAAACTTACCAAATCTAGACTTTGACCAATCTATAACCCTATTCTTTAGACTTTCATATTCTTGATCCGATAAAAATCCATCCTCAAAACGCAAGATTTTGCCCGAGCTTTTCGCTTGAGCAAAATGAATGTACTCTTGGTTACCAACAAACGGCAGAGTGTCATTCAAAAGCATATTTGCAAATTCTCTATTCAATGGGTACATACATATTCCCGTAGGGGTATTGTAAGTCGACTTTGGATTGATACCAAGCTTGTTGATCTCTGCCATATGAAAGTAAACATTCTGCATAGAGCTTAGCTCGTCTATTGTTTTTTTTAGCGCATCAGCTCTTCGCTTGACCGTATTCATACCGGGAGGGCCGTCCGCCTCTTTAATGATTTCTTTTACAAAGGAGTGGATTAGAGAACTTGCTTTGAACTTTCCGATTTTTCGCAAAGCTGCTTGAAGATTATTTAATCGATTAATATGATTCACTAAATCTCTCCCATTATTCTTCAATAATTAGCTTATTTTGAAATCGCGTCTACTTACAGCAATAACTGATACTTGACCGGCCACTAGGTTTTGATTATCCAATGCCTTTATGAATGAGCGACGGCCAATCTTTCCTGCCTCATTAAATAGCGAAAGATTAAATGAATCAACACCACCAACCGATGTCGCAACCGCTATGATATCCGAGTAATCAATTGTTGCACCCAGCACATTTGTATTCAGTGCGGAGACTATTGCATTAGACACATTATCTAGGATGCTTTGCTCATTTAATTGCTGCCCATCCGATATAACAACCTCCCCCCTGACATCTATGGGTAATCTTTCTGCCTCTTTTACTAATACGTCCGCAGTGACTGTCCTGACATCTTCCACCGCCAAAGTTGCATCAGAAACTAATCGATTAACCAAATATCTTAACGTCAATCTTTCGCCTTCTTTTGGCGCAGAAAAGCTATAGTCAACAAAGTAATTTGTGCTTGTTGCTGGCTGATTAAACGACTGAAGAGTTAATACCCCAGAATACTGTGAATTATTTGCTCTAAAACCAGAAGATATTGATACCGAGCTTAATCTTGCGAAAACTTTCTTTGTGTATATAGTTAAGTCACCAGGAAAATACAACTCCTCAAAATCATTTTCCTTTGCAACAAGCAAAGAAATAATAATCTTTTCACCAGAGGAAATACTCTGCATATTTAATGGTGTTTGCGGCAGCCTAAACTCAAAACTTCCCAATGTGTCATCAGAATATGATGTAGATTTTGAAAATATATTGTTTGATATTTCCGAACCAATAATATCTAATCTTCTTCCCGATTCTGTTTTAACGCTATCTATTCTTGCAATATATGATGTGGCCTGATCCACAGCGCCAAAACTATTCAATATTTCATTATATACATTATATTTGCCATTTGAATATATTGATCCATGTGATGCCACAATATTAATCCTAGTTAAAGTCGTTCCGGCCATCTTTAATTTTCCGGCTCTAGCAGTACCGGAGAGCAATGCCTTTATCCTTGTTGGTCCGAATTTTGATATAGAAATAGCTTCTTCGCCATCGAACTCAAATATAACCGGCTGGGTAGAATCGGCTATCACTGCAGAATTAGAATCCAATATGAAATTTGAAGAATCTGCACCGCTCAAAGGGAGGCTTGATAGCTGTACTGATGCCATGATTGATATATCTGCAACATAATCAATATAAACATTTGTTGATGACAAATACAAGTTATCTACTGTAGTAAGTAAATCATTTCCCTGTAATATATCTTGCGATGGTAATGTAATAGTGTTCGTAGAGCTTGTCCCGTCATTATTTGGAATATCAAACAATTCAACTTTGTTGTACTTCAGCACAACATTATCTCCAACACCGATAGACGTATCTGTTGGTAAATAAATAATTCTAGAGATAAAATATCCATCATTCGATGATGTAGCGTAACATTCCACACCACTTTCAGATTTAATACTTATAATATTCTCAACCTCTGGCTCCATCATAGGAACTTCTATGCCAGGAACGATCTCTCCAGATTCCGATTCCACCAGTGATACAACCAAAGATAACTCATTTGCCGCATAAACAGAAACTACCCTACTGATATTGTGCTGTAAATCTATCAGATATTCGCTTTCCCCTATATTCTGATAAATAACCGCCTGCTCTGAAAATATACCATTTGACACACCCCAGTCAATTGAGTCTACGACGTTCTCATCTTTAAATATGGCAGGTGACTCCTCGCCGTTATAATCAATAAATCTATCAAAGTGGCATCGCCATGTGTAATCTACAGATAATATATCAGCGCTAGATGGTAGGGATTTTCCAGAAATTCTTACCCATCCCAATTCATTTAATCCCGTCTCATCACTAGTGTTCTGATTCGTAATTGTATAAATTTCACCGGTCGTCCTATTGATAACCCTAGATACAGTTACTATTGGAGAATGATTCAAATAAACAACACCCTTGTCTGAAGGACTTACCCTGGAATTTTCTCTTAAAATATTTATATTTTGATAAACATTTTGCAAATCCTTAACATCAGAATATTTCATGCCGTCTACAGAATTGTAGACCTTCTTTAATGTTGTCTGTCCGCTAACGTCTTTTTCACTGGAAATAAATCGTATCCTATCTACTCCAAATGGGCTGCCGCCAGTAGACACATTCAAATCTTTTATAAGTTCATAGTTCCCAGATACGTTACCACTTGCATCAACTGCTTTTTGTGCAAACAAACCAGAACTACTGCCAGTTAGAGAAACTATAGAATCTACTGGCTGTAACGGTAGCTGCCCGGTGTTTATAGCAATTATCCGCCTTTCTTCATTGGTTCTGTATAAATCCGATATGTTTACTCCGGGAATAATATCATTCCTTTCATCCTCGGCAACGCCCTTTCCTGATAAGTCTGTATAGACAAATGTCTGCACCACTTCTTCCGTCTTTCTCCCTAAAATATAAACATCTACCTTTCCACCCGTTCCGGAGCTTAAAACTCTAAATGTCCCATCATTAGTCTGTATAGTTTCTGTTCCATCTCTAAGCATCAAAGAATTGCCGGGCTGCACAACAAGAGCATCGTTTATGCCGGAAACATTTAGAACCGCAGACCTATATCCAAATGAGGTGCCCGTTGAAACACCAGAAAATGATGAATTTATGCGAGCTAAAAATGTAGAGTCAGACTCTGTATTTTCTCCACCAGAAAATGATGTTAGGTTCGTTACCCGAAGCGAATCTTGTAAATTATGCTCAACAATCTGCAATGATGATATATCACCTGCGCGGCCATTTCTCAATGCCTGAACGGGAACTTCTATTGCATATTGATCGCTAATGCCTGCAATATTAAGGGATGGTCTTAGTCTTGATGCATTAGCCGCATATCTCGATTTTTCGGCAATAGACACATTGTAACTACCAATCGTCTTGAATGCAAGACCGGACCTGGATGTTACAACCGTTCCATCTGGGATAGGTATGTCTGTTCGTAAATCATTAAATGTAAAAACTACAATGCCGTATGATGGTGCGCCTGTTTTTCTTGTTAGCTTATAGTTAGATGCCCATCTGTCTATATCTTTTCCAACCATCCTTTCTGGGCTTTGCTTGTCCGACACCATGGATATAACTTTGTATAGTTTATCAAGCTGATCTGCCTGCAAATCAATGAACAAATCGCGAGAAACCGTTCCTGGTTTTGTGTCTAAATTTGGTTGCGTTAATGATAGATACTCTATCATAGAACTCACAATTTGACTAAAAGATTTAAAAATAGACACATCGACCTCTTTATATAATCTTAATAGAAACAGATTCGGAAATAGTCGTAAGCTTTTGGGTTAAAACAGATATAAATATATTGAACATTCTTGGGTCGGCAACATCTCTTTCTACCGCTATGTTTAATATATCGACAATTACCTCTCCTGCCGAAAGCACTTGTCTCTTTGACTGTATCTTCTGCATGCTCATTAGATTTTTAATCGCATCCTCTGTTGAGGATGTCAGATCTAATTTCAAAAGCTCATCATCTAAAACTGTACCAACTTTTAGTGCGCCAACATCAGACCCGTAGTTATAATGATATTTGTTATCACCTTTTTTGGTCAATAGAAGTTTTATTATATCCTGCTTTAACTTTTCATTATCAAAAACAATTGTCAATTTCCCAGAAGGATCTATCTTGATATCTCCATTCTCTATCTTTAAATCAAAAGACATCATGATTCCTTTAGCTTTTTCTGAAACCTTCTGTATACATTAAGCACTAATTTGGTTAAATTATTAATGGATTCCGTCAAACTTTGCTGCGTTGCTGTTCCCTCAAGAAGTGAATTATATTCCGTCTTTAAATATTCAAATGATTTCTTTGGAAGTAACCCAAGCAATGAAGCTTCGTCAAGGACAAATAATGCGAAAACATATGCCAATATATCCAGCGTGCCGATACCTATATCAATGCCTATAAGAGTGCTTATCTCCGCTGCATCCTTTTGAATCGTGCCCGTTGGTGAGCCTTCTTTTTTTAATTTCTGTAACTCCACTAATTTTGAATTCACATGCTTTGATTGCGTCTTTAGTATGCTTAAGAATGCACTGGCCAAATGAGCATCATTAATCGATGAACTTCGTAGGGTATTAACCTGCTCATCTATTGCTGATATTGAACCTACCGTTGGTTCAAACGATAACAACGCTAAAATCGCATCCTCCACGTTTTTTTGATTTGTAAGCTCCTCTATTTTTTTATCAATATCAGCTTGCCTACTAAGCTCATCCATAGTTAACCCTCCTCGTGGTGCCGACTCCAAAGGCGCCTGTTCTGCATCGGAAGCGGTTGACGAATCTGTGGGTATTCTTTTATTGGAACTTATATTTGAAGCAAATTTTGGATTTTTAATCACCGTACCAGTTTTGCTTAACTCTTCTTTTAAATTCTTTATCTTTACTTCACACAAACTAGCTAAAGCATTTACTGATGCATCCAGTCGTTTAATTATAATTGATTCTAGTAATCCATAATTATTTGAGTTTAAATAATCTGGAGAGTCTGGACCGAGAGAGGGTAAAGCATCCTCAAACCCGGCATCTGGAGTATCAATCCTCGTACCACTTAACCTATCAAGCCTTATTCTTATTATTGATTCCAGCAATGGGGGGCGAACACGATTGCCATTTATGCTGGAAAAAGAATTGGAAAACGGCTCTCCGACTATTTTTGATGGCTCATTAATCCTTGTGGCAATACGATGGTCCTGTACTGGTGGGAATAATAAATATGAGAACTTAAGAAAATCCTCGTGCAACTGGTCTATTTTTGCAAAAAACGCACCAGAGGTAATTGCCGAGTCACCCGCATTAACATCGTATATTGACGAAGTTATTCCCGATACTTGTCGTAAGGATTCCCAATCTTCTGCTTGTAAAAAATGTTGCTGAATTCCAGATGCAACTTCTTCGTTATAATTCTCGCTTATATTAAATATTGTTTCCGGATCTACTCTAACCTTTCTCTGTGAACCAACCCGCTGTCTTTCATCTAAAACATCCCTAACTAAAGTAGAAAAGCTTACCTGCTTTAGCTCTCCCGTTATAAAATCCGGAATTAGTATTTCATCTAAGGTATCTCCCTTCGGATTTCCATCAACAAGTCTAATTACATTGGGCATACCAAGTAATCGCATAAATGTATTTTCATATGACTCCAATGAATCTGCAAAATCTACAACCTCCTCCACCCCACCTTCATTTCTTGATAAAAAAAACTCTGTTGGTAAATAAGATGACCTATATTTTCTTATATAAGATATATCCGGAAACAAGTCGTTTAAAATTGTTTTAAAGTCAACATTTTTCTCAAATGTTTTAACTAAATATTCTTCACTAATGCTTTTTAAAAAATCATCCTTATCCTCTAGGGATGCAGCGCTCAGAACCTCATCAGCTATTCTTAGGCTCTCCTCTATTTGGTCTATTTCGCTCATTAGTTCACCAACTCAGTCCCAAATGTTTGTGGTGTGGTTACTGTGGAATCATCCGTAGAAATGCCCTCTCCAGTAATCTGTCGTCGTGTAAAGACAATGTTCAATATTCTATCAACCTTGGTAAGTGCCCCAAGGGGGACGTTTACATTTTCCATTTGCTCTACGTCATCAATGCAGTCTATTACCTGTAAGTTTTCTTCAAAATTTATTCCTGCATATGTAATTGCCTGAATGGTTCTTTGGCATACCCTCGCCCTTATTCTAACTATACCAGGATTGGACGCGGTAACAAAGAATCTGTATTCTTCACCTTGACGAATTATGTTTGATATGACAGCAGAACTCGTGTCATCAGAGATTATATCTATAACTATTTTTGAGGTAAAGTCTCCCACTATAGACTGATTAAAATTATCCCTTGGAATAATCAATACACTCACATTCTCACCTGCAGTAGTCTGAATGGAGTCTCCTATGCCGGAAGCATACTCTGCGGCACCCAAGAAATATGGATCCTCCCCTTCCTCATCCCCTGCGATATCTCCCTGTATAGAAACATCTGGATACTGCTCATTTTCATTAAGCGTTGTATCATCCTCTATCTTGAAAGTTGTGCTCAAAGAGTTTACTGCAAATTTACATACATCATCTATAGACTCGTTAATACACTCGGCTAGTTTTTCATTTTTCTCCTGAAGCGTAGAAATATTTATCTTTGTTGGTAGCTTCCCGGCACTTATTGCATCTCGTATATCTTGCAGTGATAATCGGACTGAACTAACGAAGTCATCAACACACTTATTTGCAAACTCAACTATATCCTTTATTTCATCAGTCTGGTTATCCAACATAAAACTATTGATTGATGTATTATAGCACGCTTGCTGAATCTGCTCTTTGCATTGCCTCATATCCACAAAATAAATCTGAGGAAAATCATAAACATCCACCACATCATCAACCTCTTCGTCTAAAACATCATCATCATTTGTATCTATAATAGTTTCTTCTTTTGTAAATTTCAGCTTTGGCGCAGCAGGTTGATTCATCATTTTTGATAAAATGTTATCTACGTAATAATATCCATCTTTCTCTTTAAATGTAACGCCTTCTTCGTCGACAAAGTAAAGATTAAATTCCTCATCCATAATAGCCATGCTCGGAATATCGTCAAATGTTCTTGTGATTATTCTTTCTCCGGTCTGAATCAATTCTCCTGTTGCCTCATTAAATGCATATTCTGGCAAATTAAACGTAAGCTCAAGGGGTTTGATAGAACCTTTGGTATCATTGATTGTCATAAAGTGATATCCATCTATTGGCGATACAAAATTCCCCTTGCTCGTATTTCTTACCTTTAATTTGCTTTTAGACTCCGTATTATCTATAGTCAAAAGTACCAGTGGAGCATCTAATGTTTGTTCGGGATCAATAATTCTTTTTCCGCCGTCACCTTTCTGGTTAAATAAAAATCTAACGATATTCTTTCTTCGCCTTCTTGTTTTCGTAACCGTTGGTGCAAATGTCATAAAGAAATCAAGACCAGCACTTGTAGGTCTTAATGAATCTAAGTTTACATCCAAATCATCAAGATAATTACCGGAATCAGAAATCTCGGCCACCACATCACCGGGGGACGCTTCTATAAACGGCTTGCTACCATTTCCAGATGAGGATGCATCTTCGATTGATTCGTTTGTATAAGGCTGAATTACTGGGATTAATATATTCGGAAGGATATCATCCTCTGGTGCCATTGTGCCTGCAACAATACCCGCAAGCATTGTTGGGTCTATACCGCAAGAAGGTTCTCCGTCATCATCTGTTCCGGAAAAACATGATAATGTAAATACTGACTCTAATAGCTCTAAGAATATTGCAAAAATCTGTGTAACCGGGTCTAAAAACTGTAAATCAATCTCCACATTTTTAATGTACGTATCCAGACTATCCTCTAAGGATGCTATTGCAGAAAATACGCCTCGCTGATCCGGCCGTTGCACAAGTAAGGATATTGCATCAATAATGTTATTTATCGTTATGATATGCTCTTGTATCTTAGGAAATACACACTTTAAAAGCTCTAACAAATGCAACGCAAGCTGAAGAAACATGATAGGCACTGATAACGCAGGTATAAGTGCTAACAAATCTATTATGCACCTAAATAACCTAATAATCGCCCTAACCAGCTTTACCGGATTGATAAGCGAGCAAATCACATCAATGATACAAAATATAACCTTTATTGGCACCAAATACGCTTTAAACGTGCTTAATGATAATTGCAAGTTTGCGGTTAATTCGTATGAAAAATCACAAAATGAATTTATCAATTCGGTTGGAACACTTGCGCTGTCTAATATTACATTTAGAAATCTTAATGGATTATCTCTAAGCTTATCTTTTGACTCACCTACATCCGGAATATCACCGCCACGCTCTTTTAAGCTTTTTATTATGCCGAGGTCACTTCCTAAAAACGCCATTGCGTCAGAGCCTAGTTGTAATTCTGCCCCAAGATAACTTGCATTTTCAGTTGATAAACAAATGGTTGGACACCCGACCGTTGCCTTCGCCACCTCTTCGGTTATAATAGTCGTAACGGAGGTGTTGCCATTTGCATCAATTGTTTTGTTAACCGGTTTAACCGCAATGTCATTAATTAAAATTGCAAAATCGGTCGGTGTATTTGATATAGTTAAAGTTATTTCCTTACCTGCCTGCAATACGCCCGTTGTTAGGGTAACCTTTGAACCTGCCGAAACTGCAGATTTGTTTATTTCTATAATGGTTGGCCTATCAAATAAAACCGTCGCAGGATTAGTAATGTTTAGGCTGGAAAACAAAATATAGTTTTTGCTGCTTGGTGAATATACATATTCATTTGATGCAAAGGGTGAGTTTTTAAGAAGACTCATGTTTGAAGTTATTATCTCTACATCATCTATTTGACTGCCAGCCAACGCAAGGTCTTCTTCTATCTCTCCAGATTCTTTTTGTATTGAAACCATTGTATTTTTCGAGAAAGTTATTGATACAGGCGAGAACAGATTATATGATAGCTGCTCTGCGTCCATGGGGCCGAATTCGCTTTGGCGATACAAAACGCCAGATTTTTCATAAATAGGAAAATAAAATGGATTATCTGAATCTTTTAAAATCGATATATATCCGGTTTCATCATTTTTTGAAATAAACTCCTCTTGTATTTGAAATGAAGACTTTAGCGTTAATGTTTTTGAACTATATGAATACTTCAAATCTTTTGACTTAGCATCAATATAAATATCAACTACAGACCCTTTTCTATAGTCAACATTTTTAAATTTTGCCATATATAAGTCTTTTGAGCCAGTAGAAATAGGACCAACTAGCTTTGATGTAATATTCTTTGTTCCAAAGTTAAATTTGTATTTAACTCTCTCCGGCGATGGGCCGGTAAACATAATGTAAAAATAATCCGCCTGCTTATTTATATTTATTAAACCATCACTAAAGCTTTGCAATTCTTTAAAGTAATTAACATAAGATTGTGACTGCAGTTGCTTTATCTTTAATTTATTATATTCTGCTGCGCAACCAACTATCTTTGGGGCGGAAACTATTCCGGAATTCTTATCATCGCCAAAGGATATTATAGAAAAATAATTCCGTATTAAATCATTAGATATATTTCCACCAACGGTAAATGTAGATATCTTATCACTTAATAAGACTATGGAGAAGTTATTCCCAATCAGTGATGCGAGGTTATATTTTGAATATTTTCCTATGATTTTTATGCTAGCCCTTTTTCTACTTGAAAAGTAAAAATCATTAGTTCTTTGGTTTGATACTTCAAACTCTAAAAATGGCACAATGTAATAATTACTTCCGCCATGACTTAGTTGTAACGCAACATCTTCGGGGCAAAATGATTTCAATGACTCCTTGTCATGCGTAGCTATATATGCAGTCAGGCCATTAGAAAACTTTCCGCCTTTAGACTTTAGATTTATTGTGGAATTTGTCGGGTCTATCACCACTCCGGATGTTACATTTGCAGTAATTTCATCTGGCTCTAATCTCTGCAGAGAGGCGATTTTATCCTTTTGTGGCGATAATTCTGTTTCTGAAAGGGATATTTTGGCATCACTATCAATCCCATTTCCATACTCAGTATTTATGATTAACGAATACTCTCCTGCAGAGATACCAAGAGAGCTTGGGACTATAGATAATCCGAACTGTGCATCATTCCCCTGATTAATGATGACATCACCAACTCCATTTGTTAATCTCTTGACGAGAGTTCCTGCTGAATTAATCAAATCAACCGAGAGTACGTTTGCTAACCCGAATCCGGATAGGGCAACATCAACTCTATTCGACATAGATATCGCAATGACTTTTGAGTCCGAATATCCACTAGGTTGCAAGCTAGTCACTACCGCAACTTGGCTTTCTATGCTTAACAACTCGCCATAAGATTTGCAAATCTGACCAAGAGTATCTTCGATATATACTCTGAATAAAAGCTTGTTGTTTAAATGTGAAAAAATCTTCGGATCTATTTTCCCATCTTTTTTCTTAAAAACCCTTAGGAGTTCAGACGTTGAAAATTTAGCTACAACATTGTCATCGGACTGAGATATTTCTTTAGATCTTATCCACGCATTCGGAACACTTCCGCCAACCTTTGGCAGTATCGAATTCATTAAACGATAAACAGAAGGAGATGTGCTGGAAAAATAAACGCTATCATTTTGAACATATGGCCTGATATCATTTTGGCTTCCAAATACTATTGGCGCACGATTTTTTAAACCTAAGTATGAAAATGCGTTAAATCCCGATATGGGTATATCTACAACGCCCGCCTCATCTTTTGCCAAAGCCGTATCAAAAAACAAATTCCTAGGTGCATATTCTCTTGCTATATAATTTACGCATTCTTCCTTTTCTACAAAAGGTCTTTTGTCTAGAAACGGTACAGTAAGTGCGGGAAATGTAAATTCCTCAAGAGAATTCTTTGATGATACAATTTTTGAGCCAAGAAAATCCCCAGAGTTGGTAGATGTTCTGGGCGCGGAAACTTCTGGGTTAACTACCGATAAATACACTCTCGATATGTTTGATGCCGGGACATCAAGCGTATCTATCTGCAATTCAAATTCATTGCTTGATGGATCAAAATCAATCTCTTTTGTAATTAATCTTGAGGCTATTGGTAACTTTGGGCTGTTTACCGAAACCTTGCTATTTAAGCTACCATGTGTAAAATTAAACGATATAGAGTAATTCTCACCATTCTGGTAAAAATCATTCCTACCATAAGATATTGAATTCATTCCAGATAAATCCGGAAGCTTTAAGAATATATCCCCATTTGAATTTGACGTATAAAAGCCTGCAAAATTTATATTAGATGTATCGAATATAGATTCTGGAGTTAGATTATATATCGGAAATAGCTCAAACGCCAACGCCGCAATATCGCTATCACTAGTCGCATCTGCATTGGATAATTCTTCGAAAGAGTATCCAGATACACCATAAAGATTTTCAACTGGGTTTACTTTTATATTTTTACATATTTGTTTTAAAACTTGAATTGGGACATATTTGAACGCACAAAATGGTTTATCACCATTTGAATCACCTTTGTTAATTGACATATACAGAGATAATTTATATTTTGCTGGAAAGGGTGGTTTTCCAAGTTTATATAGAAAATTATTTGTAGCTACTTTTATTTCATTTATTACATCAATCTTTTGTCTTATGTCTTTCGTCACATTCTTATTTATTGCGATAGATGAATTAACCTCTTTGATAAGATTTAAAATAGACGCAGTTTGTATCGGAAAGTGTATCTTGCTTGCTGCATTTAACTTCAAGATTGCGCCGCCGCCGAATGGGATATCACTTGCATTTTTCGGATAAAGTATTTTATAATCAGAAATTATATTCTGTGCAATATTCTCTTCGTCGCAATTTGTGGCCACCGGAGATTGACAAACCTCTTCTTTTGGTGAACCTATTATCGTATCTAATAAGCCGCTCATCTTTTACCAGCCTTTGTGTTTTTCGCCTTTCCATCTGGCTCAACGGTTTTTACAGAGTTCCCCTTTATTACTACATCAGATTCTGTACTCTCGATTAATATTTTTCCAGAATTCCTAAGTACCATCGGCGTTCCCGCTCTCATTCCACCTATAACTATTCCATGTTCGCTTATAGATATAATATAATCAGATTCTGCTTTCGGATTTAAATTATCGGTTCCATATTCCTCTGCAACAAACCCTTTGTCTGTAACATTAACCCTAAGCTCAAACCTACCCTTATTAAATACATTTCCGGAATAAGTCCCTCCAACATTCAATAATGCATCGCCATCAGTTTGAACTACCATGCTTCTATTGTTTTTATCCTTACCAAACCAAGCGACAAGTGACCCAGCCGTATCTAGCATAATACTTTTTCTATCATGATTATCCCTTCCAACGGATAACTCTACCGCCCCTTCGAAATTTATATTTGCGCTCTTGCCACCAATCTTTTTACTTCCAGGTTCTAATGTTGGCACACCATCAGGTGTATTGCTTGATGTGAATTTGTTGGAGAACGGTTTTCCTTCCACAGATTCATCGTCATTAAAAACATTTCCGCTAACTACCGTATCTCCGCCTGGATCTATCGCTGGGCTTTTTGGGTAAACAACTACTGTACTCATGGAGTGTGGAAGACCGGTCTTTCCACTTTGTGTGTTTAATAGCTCATTAGTGTATGCAACCTCAAATGGTTTACCATGAGGTAACTCTTCCGAATTACCATCCTCATCTGTAAAATAAGATGGAACATTTACATAATCTATCATGTTTGCAATCAGCCTTTCTGCCGTCGCATACATGTTATGGTGTTTTGTTGGATTAACTCTTATATATTCTTCTGTTCCCCCAAAATTATTTCCGAAGTAAGGATTTTTATCCGAATTATCAAACCTAATCCCGGTGAATCTCTCGCTTACCTCTAGGTTTGATATTTTCGGGTAAACAATGTTTCCGTCTCGATCCCTCAACATCACCGGTATTTTTTCAGAAATAGAAGGATTTGCAAACTCAGTTTCTATATAATTATTGTCCCTTACGTAATTAGATTTAGAGACAAATGGTATATTCCCAGTATCCGATGATGCTGGAACGTTTAGTTTTAATATTCCCTCTTTGTCTAAATCTAAAACAAAATTCTTTATGGAATTGCTTTCGTCAGAAGAGCTTTTGTTTGTCGAAAGCTGCAAGTGTAAACCAACACCTCTACGGGAAATTCTCTTGGCTCTATCTATATCTTGCCTTATATCACCACTGGGGGTTTTATTATTATCATCCCCATATATTAACTTATTATAGTTTATATCTAACGGAATCCCGTTTATATCAATTAGATTCCCGCCAACAAACTCCACTAATTCATGCTCCGCCATATGCAAAACATTTCCAGTTTCTCTATTTCTATCATACGTATCAGAGTTTTGAAATAACCTCTTATCTTGATTCGCTCTCTGAACTTCATCGTCAAACCCGGTAAACATCGAATCCGTAGAGAATTCATTTATAACAAGCCTATATTCTGATATCTCTGGATTTCTTCTCTTTCCGAATATATTTACCGTTGACGGCTTACTGCCAGTCCAAAATCCCATTGGCTCACTATATCTTGCATATGCTGGCTCGGCAAATAGAGCATACTCCGCAGTGGTGGGCCTCGGAAATATAGTTCTTTGGTATAACGGAAATCTTCTTACTGCCCCAGCTATTCCTCGGCCCGCTTTTGAGTAAAAAAAATTATTTTCAGATATAAATGTTGTTGATAATTTAGAACCGTGTCGAGACCAATAAATTCCACCATCAGCTAGTTTTATTCTCGCCTCTCCATCCTCAAAAAATGATAAATCGTTACCGAACTCACCCTTTATAACCACTCTGTTTTCTGCCATATCAGGATATGAATCATAACCGATAGGGGCATCGTCCGGTGTTCCATTTGAATATAATTCTTTAAATAAATTTATCTTTGGTAAGAAGCTTAAAATAACAACACTTTCTCTGCCGCGACTAAAAGTTTCTGCCGCAATAACTCTTGAACCTCTAGATAACCCCAAAAACATACCGGACGAATTAGATCCTGTCATAAATGGTATTGGTACGCTAGATATGTTATATGCGTCTTGAGAACTTAAGGGAGATATTGTGCATGTTCCATTTTCATAAGAAACATCCACTATGATGGCTTCAAAAATTGACTTTAAAAATTTCAACACATACCTCTAGAGCTATTATAATAAGATATATTAGCACCAGATAACTCATCAAGATTATATAATATTTTATATAGAGTCTTCCTGCAAATCCATGGCTGTCGACTTTTCCGCGCCAGAAGTTTTTAATGATTGCGTTATATCGATAAACCCTACCTCAATTATAAAGGAAAAATTATCTTTATATTCCGGCCCAATATTCCTAAGATCTAACCATGATTTTTGCTTTGGGCCACCCTT